GCTCTAGGTATGGAACTGAGTACAGAAGATAGTTTTCAAAAGACGCCGCGCACACTCCGCTTAGATCAGCCGACAAGAGCCGCTTTACCTTTGCCATTTCGACATCCTTGTACAGGACTTGGCTTGAAAGGTTACTGGTCTTGGCAACATCAGCGGCTACAAGGCCACCCTGAGAGTACCACCACATGAGTCCAGCTTGAAATGCAATGCTATTGCCTGAAACGCATCCTAGAGATGGGTACAGGGTTGATTGAAAGTTTGGAGTGATGCCCCAAGTCGCTCTGTCGAGGATTCCGCTTTTCAGCGTGATCGTCGAATAGTCGGTAAATACATACAAGCAGGTCGCGGCATTCTGACCGATGTAGTCAGCCATTCCTGTGACAATTCCGCCGATGTCAAAGTCACCTCTTCCTCCGCCCTGCGTGCGCTCAGTCCACCCAAGTGGATTGCTAAGATCGGATGCCGAAACAATGTTGCCATTGGCTACCCACAGGCGGTTCCCTGAGTATGCCATCCAGTATCCGATTGGCATTATGGATGACTGCGCTCCTGTCGTGTTGCTACCATCCCAGTAAGCAGGCTGTGAGATGCCGTCTTGGATGATTACGATGTTGTGCGAAGGAGTGATCGTGACATTGTTTGAGCTATCAGTCTGCGCCGCCTGAGTTGCGATCACAAAGTTAACCATTTTAACATTTGGATCTAGCTTGATGCTGGTCAGTTTGTATTCATTCCAGTCAGCAGGCTGTGTCAGTGGGAATGGGGCGTAATAAACATTTCCATCGACGCAGAACATCACATACGAAAGGTATACTGAAGTGCTTCCAGTACCTTGTGGCGTATATACCTGTTCTGGCGTGTTGATGACGACACCTGAGAGGTTGGTGATTGTCGATTGTTGTTGGAAAATCTTATTGGAGTTGAAAACGATGCCGCCTTGAAAGTTCCCAGCAGGCAATGATAGGCGCATCTTGAATCCGTTGCGTGTTTGAACAACGCCGCCCCTGCAATTCACATTAACGCCCCACTTGTATTGGTGTGGAGGAAGTGTCCAAGGGTTTACAACGCTATTTGCGCCGCCCACCCATCCGCTACCTACCTTATTCCTCCTTCCTGCCGTTATATTGGGCGATTTCATTAGTAGCCGTAGAAGTCTGAGTCGATAACAGGGTCGGTTTGGTCGCCGTAGGTCAGACCATTGATTTGAGGAGGCATCATTGCGTGTCCTTCCATGCTCTCGTTCTGGTTATGGAGATAGGCAATCGCAACCTGCCAATATTTTTGAGACTGCTCAATGAAGTCCTTATCTTCAAGATCGCAGGCGTGAAGAGCGGCGAGAATGGCGCGAGAATTCTCAAGAGGGATATAATCGTAAACACTGGTGATTTCAGGAGCCTTGGTGCGATAGATGATGCGCGCCCATGCCGCAGTTTTGCCAATCCTGATTCGGCGGTACTTTGGATTCGTCTCGGATGGGTGATACTGACCGATCAGAGCAAGGCTGTTGGTGCGTCCACGATCAAATGCATACAGGCTGATGTACCCAGCACTTGCAGGCTTCTCAATGTGCAGGATCGCTTTAACAAGCGTTGGAGCGAGAACAGAATCAATAAAGAATGTGCTGGTAGCCGTTGATCCAGTGCTTGAGTAGTAAACAAGTCCAGTTGTTCCACCTGCATTTGCGTGAGCAAGTGTGTCATACAACGAAATGGTGTTTTCATCCACAAACCTAGCATAGTAGGCAGTGCCATTGTTCAATGTGACCACACTGGAATTGATCCAAGATGTAGTTGATGGCGTCGTGTAATAAGCCTGCGCGCTGGTCAGATCAGCGATATTGTTGATCACAAATGCGTCCTTGATTGTATTTGTGGACGATGTTGCCTCGCCAATAAGCGCGCTCGGAAGCGTGTCATTGGTATTTGCGCGAACCATTACCTGAACGCCTGTGTCATAGGTAGAATTAGGAACAGAAAGCGTTGAAGAAGGAACTGGCGTGAAGCTGACGGCGTGATTCATCGTCAGCGTTCCGTTGGCAAGCGTTGGAATGCTTCCATTTACAAAAACAATCGGTGTTGTTCCTGTGGAATCGTACAGATAGATGTCTGCTCCGTAGTTTTTGATCTGGTACTGAGTTCCATGCGTAAGCGGATAAGGTAATCCTGAGTCAGTTGCCCCTGAAACATAAGAACTAGACTGGAATGTGACTAGCGTACCATCATTCAGTAGCTGATTAGTTGAAGGCGCAAGCAAGCTGGCTCCGTTCGTAAGGTTTCCAGCAGGGATGTACGCCTTTGCATACGCTGGCTGTTGGACTGCGTAATAAGCCTGACCAACGCCAAGTGTAAGCGTTGTGATCGCGTTATCTACAACAATTGCAGTGGCTCCAGTTCCTGTTGTGTCGCCAGATGCAGGCGTGATAGTAATTGTCGGTAGAGTAGAATACCCCAAAGTACCGCTTGGAACTGAAATTGAGCTTACATAGCAGGTATTTGCAACTGCTGTTGCAATTGTTCCAGCATATGAAAAGAATAGATCGCTATCTGTTCCATTGTTTGGATTTGCTGGTGTTGGAGTTCCATTTCCTGAACCCAATGTAGACCCAGCCGCTGTGCAGGTATAAAGATAGGAACCAAAATACACCTGCTGTCCAATAGAATACTGCGTATTAACAGACCAAGGAGTACCGATCTGCACGCTTGGGGCGGCGGTATACCCTGCTCCAGCTAAAATCATTCCTATTGAACTGATCGATCCATTTAGAACACTTGCTCCAGCAGTTGCTTGGCTGGTGTATCCTCCTCCAATAAATGTTACAGATGGAATGGATGTGTATCCAGATCCCTGACCAGTAATCGTAAATCCTGTAATTATTCCACTTCCATTTATTGTGGAAGTTGCCGTTGCGGTGACTCCATTCGGACTTGCATCAATTGTTACAACAGGAGCAGTTGCAAATGGGCCAGATTGACTTCCAATTACTAAATTTACCGCAGTTATTCCATTTGCAAGACCAGTTATTCCTTGAGGACTACCAGAACTAGCAAAAGTTACAGAATTGTTAATCGTATAAGTTCCAACTCCTCCTGTTCCAGTTCCCAAAGCAGTAATATAAGTGCCACTAGGTATTCCTGTAGATGTGTTTGTCGCAATAATTGACATACCAACTGACAAAATATTTGTTTGAGTTGGGTATGCAGTTACATGGAGAGTGGTTCCTGAAATGTATCCAGAAGATAATGTAGATATAAGTCCAACAGATGCTGTAGCTTTTGCCGTTGCTCCGCTTCCAGTAATAGTTACTGATGGAGGAGTAATATAACCATAACCTCCAGAAATTATATTTGTGGAAGTAATAGTTCGCTCAATAGTTGCAGTTGGTGCAGTAGTAAATGTTCCACTGCCTCCTGTTATTGCAACTGATGGAACAAGTGAATAATTAACCCCTCCACTAGTTACTTTTATGTTTGTAATTGGAAAATTTGCTGTCGCTTCGGCTTGCGTTGAATAGAACTTTGCAAGCGTGTTAGAAATTAAAGCAATATAACCACTGGAAGAAGCTGGGCTTAGTGTTGGGAACAAATAATCAGATCCAAACTGAACAAGCTGACCATTTGTTAGTCCTGAAAATGTCCCTTCCCACTGATTATTAAATCCAATAGAAAACGCCCTGCTAAGTTGAACATAAAAAGTTCCAGTTCCGTTACTAGTAATGTTGACAGGGTTAAAGAATTGATCAACAACACTGAATGTTCCACTAGCGGCATTCAGAGGTGGCTGTGCAATGTATGTTGTGCCTGCCACTAAAGGAGATGGAAGTGTTCCTGTGCTTGAGAATTGGATAAATACGCCAGTCGATGGCGTGATAGAAACAACAGGAGCGGTTGCATATCCAGAACCTTGCGTAACAACATTTATGCTTGTGACCTGACCATTTGAAATGCTTGCAATAGCCGTTGCTCCTGACCCTGCGCCAGTAATTTTTACTGCTGGTGGAGTTGTATATCCNGATCCTCCAGAAANAANATTNAANGAAGATACAAATGATAGAGTTATAGATGCATTAGCCGTTGCACCAGTTGTATTTGCTCCAATAAATGAGATTGTTGGTGCGCCTGAATAACCCAATCCACCATCAGTAATTGTAATTGCTGTTACAGCACCAGAAACAATTGTTGCATACCCAGTCGCTGTTCTAAATTGCTGGTTTGTGTTAACAGGAGGGTTTGGTGGTGGACTAAATTGAACAAGAGGAGGCGTAGTATATCCAGTTCCACCTGATGTAATTGTAATTCCAGTAACAGAACCTACAACGACTGCCGATGCCGCCGCGCCGCTTCCTGATGGTGAGTTTACGGAAAGACCTGATGCTGTGATGTTACTGGTCTGACCAATGTTTGCTGTAGCAGGTATGAGTTTTACGAGCGAATTCGTTCCAGAACCTGCGGTAGTAAGCGTGATTGGGTTTACACCTGAAACAGCATCAGCAGGATTGGTGTGAATTGTTACCGAGGTTGGCGTAAGTACATAGACATAATAATTTTGTCCTGCAATAAGAGGAAGCGGAAGAGTTCCACCTGCCGTGAATGCCTGAACAACATCCCCTGTCGAGAAGTAGTGAGGTATTGAGAATGTCAGCGTTGTGACAGGAGCCATTGGTGAACGCAGGTTCACATTGAACTCGCCGCTATTGCCAGACAGGTAGACAGGGTTGATATTATTCAGCGCGTCACTATATGAACCAAATACCTGAAGGTTTGTGGAATCAAGGTTCTGCGTGAAATATGTTGTGTTGGCTACCAGTGGGCTTGGAAGAACACCAGAATATGATCCTCCTGTAGCCGTTGAGAATGTTACCTCGTTGGGAGATGACAGCGAGATGGCAGGTACTGACTGGAGATTGATGCAGGTCAATAGATTGATCGGCCTTGAATCGGTCAGCGTAATTCCACCTGCCGTTGCACCAACAATACTCTGCATTCCGATGGGATTGGTATTGTTCTGAGCATCAAGTGCGCTCTGATAAAGCTGGATGGTGTAATTATCTACGATTCCAGCGTAATAATTATTTCCGTTGATTAGTGGCGATGGAACAAGCCCAGATGCTAGCGCGAGAAGAACTTTCTGACCATTTGAAAAATTGTGAGCCGTAGATCCG